CGCTTAAAATAGATGTAAAAACTGTTCTTCCTTATGTTGTGCTTATTGCAACAATAGGCATGACGTGGGGCAATTTTACAGAACGTCTTAATGCAGTTGAACAAAAAGCAGATAGTGTTGCAGAAATGCAACAAGATATAGCAATTATTAAACAAAAACTTCTCATGATGGATGATAAAATGGGTTGGATAGAGGAATTCTTAATAAAAACATCTGATTTTTGATATCTAATAAAACTAAAAAACTAATTAATTCCGAAGTAAGATTGTGGTCAAAACATTATCTAGAGGTTCCCAACAAACATTTAAATAGATTACCTGCTTGTCCCTATGCTAAAATGGCGTGGCTAGATAATAAAGTTGATATTGAAATAAGAGAACCAAAAACAGGTTATACAAGAAATCTTAATAAACACATAAAAAGACTTAATTTTAATAAAAAAGAGATATTAGTATTTTGTGATATTTTTTTTAAAGAATATTCTCTGAATAAATTCCAAAGAATAATCGATAATTTTAATAGAAAATTTAATAAAAAAGACATTTATTTTATGGGCTTTCATCCCAATAACCCTCCTAATGAGGAGGAACAAGAATTTTTATTAGATCCTACAGGTGACAAAACAAATTTACCTGATTCTCAGATTGATTTTTCAATGATGTTAATACAAAAGTTCTCGCAATTATACGAGGCATCTGATAGATTAAAACGCATGGGTTATTATGATAAATGGCCAACAGATTACTACAACGAAGTAGTATCGTCTAGACAACTACAGTATAAAAAGCTTTTTAAATAAGGAGGCTACAATGACAGGAATGGCAAAAAAGAAAAACGTAACAGGCGGCGCGATGATGAAAATGCGTGGTGGTGGAATGATGAAAAAAATGAAGGGTGGCGGAATGGCCAAGAAGAAGAACGTAAAAAAGAAAACTAAATCAAAAAAGA